TTACTTTCTACTATTTAATTCTTTCAAAGCTGCTACTGGTACTTCTAATTTTTTTACTTCCTCCCAGCTGATCACGTTTTCCTTCTTACTGTATGCTACTTTTAGATATGCATCATGCTTGAGGATTCGGGATTCTATCAATTTTACCTGTTGGCTTTTTCCACTTTTGTCGTAACCTGTTAAATTATAACGATAGAGAGTTCCTGAAGTTCGGTTATTGTAATTTATTTTCTCGCTCTCACCATCTTGTGTAAGTTGAACATAATATGGAGTAGTCCCATAATTTACTTTATACCAAACACAACCAGCCCCAATAATTATTACTAATACAGCAACTAAACCCCAAAATATTTTTTTCATTATTTTATCCCTCTAAATGTTTCGATACTTAAAGTATAACATTTTATAAGTGTTTCACTAAAAAAGTGTAACAAAAAAGCCCTGACCGAAGTCAGGCATAATTTTTAATAATTTAGAGTTTGACCAACGTAAATCAAATTAGGGTTTGAAATACCATTCATTGAAACCCTCCTCTCTGATTCTTAATTTGTTGAGTATACATTTCCTCCATTAATCGTTGGGCGTCTTGCTTGTTTTTGGCTCTTCCAATTAATTTTCCATCAAAATAAAAGGCAGTTTCCTTTTGCGAGATAATTTTTAAAGTTTCTAAAATATGATTTAGAGTTCCTTCATTTATTGAGTTGTCAGCAGCTGGAGCGCTAACAACTAACTGTTGTTGAACTGCTCGCATATCTCTAAATATTTTCGCATTAGCTGGAATACCGCCAGTACCATTGGCATATTTAGGGATGAGCTGAGCTGTTTTACTGGCTTTTAAAATTTTCGTTCCTTTAGGCAGTGGCATTGTCACATCTCGTCCTTCTGGAATAAAACTTACTCCATTAGGCAAACTGATCAATTCCTTATAAGTCGGTCCTTTTTGGTCATTAACCATAGCTAGCCCGCCCGGATGGTATGGTGTCCCTTGGGCATTGTTTGTTTTATTTATGATTAAATCAATTGTTTTTGAAGTCGGAATATCACCTAAGAATCCACTCAATGTTTTTCTTGCTCCACTGTCATTGGCATCAATTCCTACAGTTTTACCTTGCAATGCAGCAATTGTTGCGGCAGCGCTATTTACTCCTTGCCCTGTTCCGTCAATAGCTCCTAAGGGTACAGATTTACCTGTTAGAGTATTTATCATTGCTTGTGCAGACATTGTAGGGTTCTTAGTCAAGTCTTCTGCCAACAATTTCTTTGCAGGTGCTGTTGCTAAATTCCACGCTATTAAAAGCTGTGTTGCTTCATCCTCATGATTTTTAAAATCTGAATTGTCTCCAAGAAGTTTTTTCACTGGGTCTGGGATAGAACTCCAAATTTGTAAGCTATTTGATGTAGCAGTAATGGCATCTATAGCTGTACCACTTTTTTGCGATAAACTATCAATGTTTACACCATACTGTTCTAATATAAATTTTGCAGAATTATACCAAGTGTTGTACTGATCTGTTCCCTCTAATAACCCCTCTCCTTGCTTCATAATCATGTTTTCTAACGTACTAAGATAGGCTTTTGTTGTTGCATCATGTTCATTTTGAATTTGCTTTTCCTGAGAGGTGTATTGTTCTTGAGTGATTTTCCCATGATTCAAAAGATCTTCAAGTTGGCTTTTTTTCTGAGAAAAAGTATCATTTGATTTATTCAGGATCTCTTGAACATTGGCTTCATATTCCCGAGCCTGTTGAGCGGAAATATTATTTATATCTCCAGCTAATGCTTGCATCAAAGCCTTCTTCTTATTTCCAGTTATACCTAAAGCGGTTATTTCTTGTTCTGCAATTTTTTGCTGAGCAGTGGCTACTTGCGTCTGTTGTATGAATGACAGTTTCCCTTGCTCTCCATTTGCATTTTTATAAATATTTGTTATTTCATCCGTAGCTTGCTGAACAACTGCTTTCGCAGTGGTTCCTCCGCTTTTAATATTGTCAATAACATCTTTACCAAAGCCTAGATTTTTTGCTTCATCAACTAATTTTTTTGTGGATGAATCAATATCACTATCAGTTGTAGTTTTTAAATCACTGATTGCTTGAGCGACATTTTTAAAAGCTTTAGTCCCCTCTGTTTCAAAAAGCGTAGTCGCTCCAGTCAAATCATCAATTTTGCTTTTGAAATTTTCAACTTTAGAAACAGTTTCTTGAGGAACGTTTACTGTGCCAAATAACTTCATTTTCTCTTTGGCTTCATCTACTGCTTTACTTACAACAATTATTAATCCAGCAAGACCAGCAACACCTAATGCACCAACCGCCACTGGACTTAAACCAGCTAATATTGGAGAGATTCCAGCTAAGGAAGCAGATAGTCCACCACCTCCAGCTATCGCAGCAGTTGCCCCTCCTGCTTCTGTAGCAATTCCTCTAAGTGCGAGTTCGCCTGCTCCTTTTGCTCCAATTCTTGCCAAACCTCCAGTAACTCCCGAAATAATACTTGTTAATCCACTTAATGCTTTCGCTGTTGGTGCTACCGCTGCCGCTGCTATTGCCATATGGACGATGAATTGTTGAGTTTCAGGACTTAGTTTTTCAAACGATCCTGCTAGATTATCTATCTCCTTAACAACTGGAATGATTGAAGGTAAGAGTTTTTGACCTAAATCAATTGATAAAACTTCCAAAGTCGCTTTAGCTTTATTAAAAGCATTCTTATCAGAATTATTCATTTGGTCTGCGAGCTTTTTAGTATAACCAGTCGCATTTTGTGTTTCTTTGGTTAAATTGCGTAATGCATTACCACCTTGGTCAATCAAGATATTCATTCCTGTTTGAGCTTCTGTACCAAATGCTTTAGCAATTAATGAACTCTTTTCTGCATCTGTCATACCTTCGGTATGTTTTTTGATGGTATCGAGCATATCAGGCAAACCGATATTCCCTTTTTTCCACTCATCGACATTAATGCCAAGTTCTTCAAAAGCTGCCGAAGATTGTTTAGTAGGTTTTAACAAGCGAGATAGAGCACCACGTAATGAGGTACCAGCTTTTTCACCTTCGATACCATTATTTGAAAGTAAACCAATTGCAGATGAAGTTTCTTCAAGATTCATCCCTAAAGAATGTGCAACTGGTCCGACATACTCCATTGCCACACCCATATCTTCAAAACCTGCAGAAGTTTTATTAGCTACAAATGTCAAGCTATCCGTTACTCGTTGGGTATTTTTCATCATGGATGCTGTATCTTCAGTCTTCAAACCAAACTGTTCAAGAATAGCAGTTGACGCAGACATTACTGTGCCAAAATCTTCCCCTGAGGCTCTTGAAGCATCTAATACCGCAGGCATGGCCCCAACGGTTTGATTAAAATCATAACCGCGCTTAATCATTTCTTCCATACCTTCATTAATAGATGAGGTATCGATACCGTATTGTCTAGCCCATTGTTTAGATTTGCTGGATAATACATCCATATTTTGAGCTAATTGCTTTGGCGAAGTATCATCAGCTAGCAACGCTTGAATTTCAGTCATCTTACCATTGAAATTGGTTGCTGCTTGAATTCCTTTCGCAAATGTTGCAGTTATAGCAATTGAAGCAGGAGTAGAAACAGAAGCAATCGAATTTAATCCACCGCTTACTTTTTGAAATCCTGTCGATAGCTTAGGTAAAATAGAAGTTTGTTTATATTGCTCAATTGCTGCATTTTTTAATTGGGCTTGATATTGTGCTAATTGGGCATTTGCTCTTGAAATGTTAGCCGCATATTTTTGAGTACTGGAAGTTGCTTTTCCATCTACTAGTGAGCCTGAATATGATTTTTTCAATAAATCAAGCTGTTCCTTTTGCTTAGCAATTGATTTATTCAAAACTTCCATTGGACTTCTAACTCCATCAACACCTTTACCAAATGTTGAAAATGAGGTTTGAGAAGTTTTTAAATCATTTTTTAAGGCAGCTAATTGCTTGTTAACGCCAGTAATGCCTTTTGAAAAGCTGGAATCATCAAACCCCATTTCAATTATCATTTTCCCTAAAGGTGTATCTGCCATGGCTTTCTCCTTGAACTTTTATTCTTAATTCAAGGATAAACAAAAAACGCCCTTAAAAAGTAGCGTTTTTAGCACCACTAAGCCAATTCTCAGCGGTTTTTTTATTTAAAAAGTACACTCCTATTATATCATTTTTCTTTCGTCTATTCTCCATATTCTTTACGAAGCCATGCTCTATATTTAGTTTCTTCTAGAATGATAAGACCACCCCCATCATCATGATAAGCCCCCGTCTCTTCAATTTCCTTTTGACGATATTCTTCGCGATACTGATTCATCTCAGCGTTATATTTTTGCACTTCTCGCATTGCGATGAGTCTCGGGTCAAAATCTTTGTGAACAGCACGAAGAATGCCTTTTAGTCTTTCAGATACATGCCGCTCTCCATGAGCTTCTTTATAAGATTGTAAGGGTAAAAGTTCTAAATCATATTCTTTCAATTTATTTTCTAAGTTGCTACTAAGTTCACGTTCTGAACTTCTGTATTCGCTAGTCTCTTTTTCAGCAGCATTCATGAGAGGAATAATTTTAGAATTGAGGTCATTTAAAAGCTTATCAATCTTTTTATTACTTGAGCTTTCCCATGTCTTACTATCTTCATCATGAGCTTTTTTCAATTGAGGCAATACTTCTAAATCAAGGACGGCTTGTTTTTTATCTCGTTCTAGCTCCTCGAGTGAAAAATCAATTTCCTCAACTTCATATCTTGCTTCACGTTTTTTGGCTGCACTTGAAAAAGGAACCTTGCTATCAATTTTCTTTTGAAGC